CTCACTTAAAATATCAGATTCAGTTTCACTCAAATCTACACCGTTTTCCAAGTCTTTAATTAACTTCTCAGCATCTTTTTGTGTTTCTTCTTCATCTTTCTTCTTTTCTTCAATCTCAATATCACAAGCTCCTTGAGCATTTGATTTAATTGCTCTTGAAATTTGTGCCTCCGATAAAGTAGCATCAAAAAATGCCATAACTTTAACTATATTATTCAAATTATCAATATATGATTGAGCTCTAGTTCCGAGAATTTCTTTGATACCGTCTTTAAATAAAGGTAAATTTAATAATGCTTTAGAATTAAGACCTTTACCTTGTTGTATAGTTCTTAATATTTTTCTCTTCATTATTTCATTTAAAACTCTCTCATCTACAATATCTTCAATACTTTGTCTTGGAGGTGCCTCAGGTGTTCCAGACATCATTTGTCTAGCCTCATTACCTATTTTAAAATCCAAAGTAACATCATTTAATAATGTACCAAATAATTGATAGAAAGCTTTTTCACAAAGTTCAGATAATTCTGTTTCTTTACCACTTTGTAGTCTTTGAGAATCTTGAATAAATCTTGGGAAGTTTTGTAATAATCCCATGTTATTTCTTTCAAAATCTCTAACTTTATCTTGTTGTTCTCTATTAGTTTTATCCAACCAAGATGGTCCTTGAGTATTACCTTCACCAGGAATACCAATATTTCCTTTTAATGATGCTTCATTTACATCACTCATAAATTGTTCAAAGTTTTTAGAGATTGCCATATTTACTTTCTATATTTTTTAACATTTCTTGACCTTCTGAAGTATCTTTTACTTTGTTTAATTCACTAAAAAACATATTCATAACCTCGTCAAATGTTCCCATTGGTTTTTCCTGTGTACCTGGACTAGGCTCTTGTGTTGGAATTGGTCTCCAAGGTCTTGTTATAGGTTCTTTTGTTTTTGGTGGAGCAATAATTACTTCTTCTGTATCTTTAGATGAACCATCTAAAGTAGCAAACCTATTTTCAATAGCACTCTTATAAACATCAGATAATTCCTTACTAACAGGTTTAGCATCAAAACTCTCAAACTTTTTTATATACTTCATATATAATCGTTAAATTTTATTTATATATTTAATTTCGAAACTCATTTATGAAAATATTACCTATAAAAACAAAAGAAGAATACTATACATATTCTAAATATTTAGACACTCTTTATGGAGTAGAACTAAATGAAGAACAAACAAATGAAGTACTTGTTATTCAACAACTTCTGGAACACTACGAACAAAATAATTTATCAAAAGTCGGTGAAGAATTTGATACATCAGAGGATTTAGATTATATCTATGAACTAATACAAGGTGTTTCATCTTTAGAAAAATTTGGATTATTAGAAAGAGTGTGTAAACTACAAGAAGAATTAGGAGAATTGTCTGCTGAGGTATTAAAATCAATAGGATTTAAAAATTCGGATCTAACTCTCGATAAAATTAGGGAGAATATTTTACTAGAGTCAGTTGATTGTCTAATAATGTCACTAGATATTTTATCACACCAAGGATTCTCTAGAAAAGAAATAGTAGATATGGCAAATATCCAAATTGAAAAATGGATTTTAAACATAAAAACAAAATAAAATCAAGAATAAGATTTAATATATAAAAAAAAACAAAATCTAAAAATGAAAAGATTTACATCGATACAAAAAGAATCTAAAGTTAGAAAAATAAATGAGCAAGAATTAACTCTACCTCAAAATACAGAGATTACTAAGCAAGAACAAACAGAACCACAAGGACAAGATCAGCAACAAACTGGTGAATCTACACCTGTTAAGTTCTTTTCAAAGTTATTTGAAGCTAGACAAATGGCACATATTTTCCATTTACAAGTTAAATCAGAAATGGGATCAGGTTGGGAACACGACGCACTTAAAGATTTCTATGATGGTATTTTAGAATTTGCGGACGATTTAATAGAAACTTATCAAGGACAATATGGAATTGTTGAAGGATATGAAATTATTGATCCATCAGCAACTGGTCAAATGAAATCAATAGAATATATAAAACAAACTGTTGATTATATAAGATCTGAAAGAAAAGCAATTAGAGAAGAAGATACACATCTTCATAATGTAATTGATGAAATCATAGCTCTATTTTATAAAACAATTTATAAATTAACTAACTTAAAGTAATATTAAAATCCTCGATATTCTCGAGGATTTTTTTTATCTTTTTAATTTTAGGATTTATTATTGTCGAAGAATATCTACTTGAAATTGACATTGCAGGATTGAAATTAGATTCTACAATTACTGGTTTATCCACCATTATATATGGTACCCAAACATAACCCGGATTTAAATTACTTCCTTTTTTACCAATTAATTGACTCATTAATTAGTATATGTATTTACGACCTGATTTGTTGTAATCTTCCAAAGATAAAATTATATTATCCAATTTATCATAAGCATCGATTAATGATCCTCTAACCAATTGTAAATTTGAAACAGAATCATCTATTTGATCATTCTTTGACTTAGTTTTATTTTGAAAGTTACCAAACTCATTAATATATGAGTCAATATTTTCAACCTTCTGATTCAAGAATGTCACCATCTGTTGTAAGTCTTCGATTATATCATTTGTTCTATCACCAGATATGTCGGGAATTTCATTTTCAAAAAACTTTTTAATTCTCATTTAGTCGGATTATAATTTTATACTTTATATATTTTTAAATTATTTTGGTATTTTGTGAATTTAATCTACATAATTTAATACATAGAATATGTATAAATTAAATAAGTATAATTTTTTAGAAAAATTTAAAGAAAAACACGGTAATAAGTATAATTATGACAGTGTTGTGTATAAAAATAATAGTACTAAAGTCAAAATAGAATGTATAGTACATGGTATATTTGAACAAGCTCCAAAGGATCATTTTAAGGGTCAGACTTGTGCAAAATGTTATCACGATAGTATGAAATTGACGAAAGATAAATTTATTGAGAAGGCGATAAAGATACATGTCGATAAATATATTTATGATGATATAAATTATATAGACAGTCGAACTAAAATTATTATAAAATGTAAATTACATGGTGAATTTGCTCAGAATCCAAATAACCATTTGAATGGTAATGGTTGTTCTAAGTGTTCTGGTACAAATAAATATAGTAATTTGGATTTTATAAAAATGTCAAAAGAAATTCATGGTGATAAATATTGCTATGATAAATCTGTTTATAAAAATGCAAATAGTAGAGTTGTTATTATATGTAGTAAACATGGTGAGTTCGTACAAAGAGCAAGTAGTCATTTACAAGGAAATTCTTGTATGAAGTGTGTATTTGAGGCAAAAAGATTATGTACTGATGACTTTATAAAAATGTCTAAAAAATTACACGGTGATAGATATAATTATGATTCTGTTAGTTATGTACTCTATAATACACCAGTAAAGATAAAGTGTCCAGAACATGGTTTTTTTAATAAAAAACCTAGTTCACATTTGAATGGATATGGATGTAAAAAATGTTTTATTTCAAAAGGTGAATTAAAAATTTCTAAAATATTAGATAATTATAAAGTAAAATATGAATCACAATACGCTTTCAATGATTTAAAATATATAAACAACTTATTTTTTGACTTTGTTATATTTGATGAATCTAATAATATAAAATGTTTGTTGGAGTTCAATGGAGAACAACATTATAAATTTAGTAAACTAATGCATACAGATGAAATCGGTTTTGAAATACATAAAAAGAGAGATGAATTGAAATTTAACTATTGTTTTGATAATAATATAAATCTTCATATAATAAGATATGATGAAGATATAGATGAAAAGATGAATAATATTTTTAATATATAGTTAATGAAATTAAAAATTTTAAAATTTTCACAATTTTCAAAAGTGTTTGAAACATCAGAATTTAATTTACAACGACTTAATAGTGATTCTGTTCAGGCATCAGTACATGTTGATGATCCTAGCTTATCAATTAATGCATTTGATAAACACGAAGATACTATTAGACAAGCAATATCTCAAATTGGTCAGATAAGTAAGGCACTTCAACACACAACATCATATAGATCTTTAAAATCTAAAATGTCTCTAAGTGAGCAAGACTTACAAGATTTAACAATTATTAAAATTGTTAAAAATGTAGGTTTTAATTATGATATTTATATTAAATTTAAAATATCTGATGAAGAATATTGGGGAGTTATTAAAAGTATTAACTTTGAACCTGAAGTTAGATCTGAAGTATTCAAAGATGAAGAATTATTACAAACCAAAGAATGGAATATTAAGACTAAAGGTCTTATACTAAAATCAATAAAATCTTGGCTTAAACCACAGTTTGGATTTTTTAAACTAATTAAAGATGAGATTCAATGTTTTTCAAACATAAGTGGGAAATTACTAATTCTGCCAAAAGATTCTGTAGTAGAAGTATTAAAATCTTATGATGATAAAATCATTTTTAAATTTAAAGATGATCAATACACAATAACTGGTGATAATTTCTTTTATTTCAACTGGTGGTTTGAACCTGTTCAGGATTAAGTTCCTACACTAGTATTAATTACTGCAGTGAAAGCCACTGTAGAAAATCCAGATACACCAAGCGCACTGAAATTTTGTTTAAACTTAAGTATTCCTGAAGGAGAAATCTCAAAAAAACCATTTCCTATATTACTTGCAGCTGAACTAGATATCATAGCTAAACTAAGACCACTAGTGCCTCCGCCAGTATTTTGCGATGTCAGAGTACCAGATCCATTAACAGTATAAGATGCAATTATTTTATTTGTTTTAAATTGTTTAGGACTGGTTGGAAGAGCTGCTGTAAATGTAGCCTCTACACTGAAATAACAATTATTAGGAACTGATATACTACCAACCTCTATTATACCTTGTCCAAAATTATATTTTGTACCATATACTGTTCTATGTCCACCAGTAGAAGTTACTGTTGAAAGACTCTCACCATTTGAACTAGAATAAATAGTAAAAATATTCCTATCCATTTTATGAAAGTAATTACCATTTGAGAAACCAAACAAAAATGAATAATTACTAGTTCTTGATTGAAATGCAGGATATCCAAGTGAATTGACACCAACTAAAAATCCATTAGAACTTAAAACGCCGGTTGTTACACCAGCCGTAAACTGTGCGTAAGATGCGACACCAGTTCCATTATCAAGTTGTAACTTATTTGATGGGTTAGTAGGTGATCCAGCAGCATTTCCACCTAAGAGAAGTCCAGTCTCATGAAATTTAAATCGTTGAAAACCACCCAGTGAAATTCCGATTTGATACTTAGCAGGATGAAAAATACCAGTATTATCATCATTATACCAAGCTACATCAGGACCATTGGTAGGTGAGGAAGCGGCGGTTGAATAAATATTCTGTGATCTCAAGAATAAAGAAGAATAATTAGGAGATGTAGTGTTCCCGCTTAAAATTAGATTTTTAAATAAATAAGCCCAACCTGTTCCACTTTGAATTTGAAATGCAAGATTGGTATTAGTAGTTGAATTAATAGCAGGAGTACTAACACTCCTAGTAAGAAAGTCTATATGTCCAGAATCTGAAAATCTTATAGCACCAGAACCAACATTAAAATTAAAATAACTGTCTCCTAAATCACTATGGAAATTATAAGCTAGTAAAGTAGATGCTCCCTTATGTATAACAAAAGGTTGTGATGATCCGCTGTCCGAATCTATCTGTAACACTGCTCGTGGATTTGATACATTAATACCAACATTTCCCTTATTAATACTCGATCCAACGGCATAATATATACCAGATGATGTAAGTCCTGTTGATGATGACCATCTGGTCATATAATTTGTTTGACCAGTACCATTGATATCAGCAACTGCCCATGCAGAAGTATTTACATTCCAAACATATGTGGTTCTATCGGATGTATCAAATACTCTTAACCCATCGTATTTGAATTGTATAGCTCCTCTAGCGGTAGATCCACTAGCAACTATTCTAGAATCGATTGGTAATGATACATTTACTTTAAATTGGTCTGCTATATTTATTGGCATAATTAAAAATTAAATTTATAATTTTGAGAAGTTGGCATAGTCGATAACTGAGTCTTCTTATATATGTTATATAGACCCTGCCAATTACCGGCTGTCGGATCAGTTACAGAAACATTTTGAGAAAAAGTCCAAGAAGCTCCTACACCACTTAAAGATTCAGAAAATCCATTATCATCAAGAATTTCAGACAATAATCCATAATTTGATGGATACATAAAATATAAATATTGAGGAGTGGTTGGATTTGAAAGAGGAATAGATTGACTACCGTAACTATTAATAACCTTAGTATATGAAGAAAGAATAAAGGGAATATTTCCTGATGTTAATGGATAATCAGTTGTGTTAAAACTATAAATATATGGATAAACAAACTCAACAGTTTGACTAGCTGTAAAAATATAGGTTCCATCACTTGGTATAACCGAAAATGTAAATACACCAAATTGTGTATCATCGCCGATATCGGAATTTGGCAAATTATAGGTAAAAGGATAAGTATTAGTTATTAACCCTGGGCCACCAAATGTAGCACCTCCAGCATTAATTGGATAGCTACCATCTGGCTTTTGAGCTTTTAAACTCACCAAAGTAATATCATTTGTTCTCTTTGTAAGAGAATAGGAAACAACAACTGGTGTAGTGCCTGAAATATGGTTTCTTTCCAATGTTCTATTTTGAGACAAAGGTGTTGTCACATTCAACAATGCGAATGGTCCCAATGTAGGATAAAGTATTTGATCGAAGAGTAATGAGAATGCAAGACTACTAAATGTTGTACCGACTGTTACACCACCAATACTTTGTATTATAGGATCTGGGTTTGTGTATTCTAATGGAACGTTATTTACTTTTACCGGAGTACCATAAATATTAGTTTCAAATCCTAAAGTTCCTAGTTCATCACCAACACTCGTATAAGTTTTCAGCTCTAGATTATTAGGAGAACTCATAACTAAGAATAGGTCGCCTCCAATAGAAGGTGAAGGTGATAATATAGAAGCAGCAACTTGAGCAGTAGATGGCCAATATAAATCATTAATTACAACACTAGCTGAAGAACCACTTTGAATAGTTATTGTACCATAAGTTGCTGGATTTATTAAATTAAGTGATATATAAGGATTACCACCAGAAACTTGAGTAGATTGAATATAAGGTGCAAATCCAAATAATGATGTATCAGTACCAGCTAAGAATCCCATTCTAAAATACTGAAAAGGATTAGTATCTGATTTTGTATTGTAAAGAAAAACATCAGTCTGACTAGTTAATAATGATGATGACATTATATCAGATCCAGATATTTGTTTTTTACCAAAAAATATCTTTTTATCTTTTATTTCATCTCTTGTGAATCCAATATATTCACTACCACCAACACTTGAATATTTAAATACGTTACTTTCCCAAGCTGATAAAACAGCATCACGAACATCACGAGGTGTAATTTCTTTAGCAGTATTATCCGGAAGTAATTGTAAAACATCTTGCAAATCTGTTTTATTTTGAGCATAGTAAGTTGTTGCTGGATATTCACTAAATGTATAAGCCATTTAATTTAAAAAAGTTTTAAGTATATATAAACTTTTTATAATCTTATTCGAATAAATAATCAATTTTAATTAAATCCTTAATCTTAGCTGTTTTTAAACCTAAATTATCAAAAGATATTCTATCAAAAGGTATTTCATTTTCAATTTCATATAGATCACTCATCTCTTTAGAGAATTTATCAACATCTTTTAGTAGAACAGTATCAGGAATCACCTGACCATTTTCATCCTTAGCTGATATTGGATTACCATCCTCATCTATTTGTATCCATTTATTATAAATTTTCTTTTCTAATGAAAGTTTATCTTCAACTATTGGTGATATAAATTTAATAATTCTGGTCAATTTAAAAGCTGCTGAAGCATCTATATCTTGGTCTAAAAGGTTATTAATAGCTTCAAGAGATTCATTTGATAATTGTGAGTTTTTTATTTTGAAAGACATAAATTATTTTTAATTTTTATATAAATTTTTCGATTCGTTGTTTTGAGATCTCATAATATTTCTCATCCCTTTCAACACAAATAAATCTTCTTTCTATCTCTATACAAGCAATTGCGGTTGTTGATGTGCCAGCAAATGTGTCTAAAACAATATCTCCTTTATTAGAATGTTTAACTATTAAATCTTTAATTAGGCCTAAAGGTTTTTGAGTTGGATGTTCTAATCTTTCTTTCCCATGACAAAGAGGATAATTATAAATTGCATTATCATATTCAGAATTAAAAGTAGGATTTTTATCCTTAATAAATGTGAAAAAATATTCAGAACAATTAGATAAATAATTAATTTTTGAATTAACAGGAACCGGATTATTCTTTAACCATTGTCCTACTCTTGGTTGCTTAAATCTATTCTTTGCAGCAAATTCTTTAATAATAGAAGATTTCCAAATATCATAAAATAGAACTAATGTTCCTCCTTTTCTCAAAACTCTATAATATTCTTTAAATAAAGTATCTAAATCTATCTCAGTGTCCCAATATCCGAAATCAATTGATATTTGATTAAATTTAGATAATTTACCAGAACTAAAACCAGATTTCTTTGATATATCATATGGTGGATCCGTAAGTATTAAGTCTATTGAATTATCTTCAATCTTACTTAAATAATTAAAACAATCATCAAAAATTAACACTTATATGACTCAATTTTAATTATATATACTCTAACATGAAGCTTCTATTAGAATTTAAAGATTATAATGATTTATCTTTTGTAAAAGATACCGTAGAAGATTCTATTCTTTCAGAAATAGAAGAATCAATTAAGCCGGTAATTCATCAATCAATAATTAGTATATTAGATGGTGAAGTAACTTGTCATGATTTAAAAAGAAGTGAATATAGTAGTGATTTAGATTTTAAGAGTTATTTAGTATCATTTAATGTAAGAATTGAAAAAGAACAATTTGATGATATATCACCAAGAATTGAGTCAACACTATCTTTAGAATTTGATGATAAAATAAAGTGTATTGTTTTACAATCATTTCCAATAAATGAGTTTGTTATTTGCAGTGACAATGAATATCAAATTTTAAAATATATTTGTAATTTTGAATATTCTATAGAAGATGAGATATGGGAGATCAAAAATAATCCTTACACATCAGTTATAGATCTAACAACCGATGACTTTAACAACACAAAGAGTCTAACCATATGGATAAGAAAATATCTAAGCAAGCTTGGAGTAAATTTACAATTAAACAGAGAAAATATTGAATCTAATTATTTAAATTATAAAATATCAACAAGTTTTTTCTTCAACAGCTCAAGAAATCTAAATGATAGATGGATACAAGATCTAGATTTAAGCAAACCAGATGGTAAAAATAAAACTAATATAAATGTAAGAACTTGGATGAGAGATAATTTACCAATACATTATGATACTCTAAATAATCTCAAAAAGATTGGTGATAAAATAGATTCAATGAATTTATCATTTCAATTAGACCTAAATTCTGATCCTAATGTGGAGGCAGAAAAATTATTAAATATGATTCGTGAAAAAGTTTTTCCTATTTTTTCAAATAGTGAGACAGATGATATATCAAATCTATATAAACAATTTGAAAAATTAGAAGAACTTGGAATAGATGCTGAATGGACTCACGAAGGAAACTATTTTTATTTATTTGATATAAATTATAAAGGAGAACATTATATAGTACATACAAAATATGATGTTAAGAAAAAATTAGTAAAAATTGAATTAAAAGATAAAAATATTGAGGAAGAAATACCAATAGAAGATTTTTGTGATACAATATTTTTACTTTTAAGTGAATAAAAATTAATTAAAAACAATGAGTTTAACTTCAATAATTAAGGGAATTTTAAATATTCAAAAAAAAATTGATCTTAAAACACTACCATCACAAGGAATTTTTTATAATGATGGATTTGAAATCTACATAAAAAAGGCTAATTTAGAAGATATAATCGAATATGAATATGATTATGATGAAGAACAACTTGGTTCAGTTATTAGTAAAATAAAAAAAATTGTAGAAAAAAATACTACTATTACACCACCAAATACATATAATGATGTTAAAAGTATTGATATTGTTTTTTTATTTCTTGAAATAGTAAAATTCACAAATAATAAACCAATAAATATTGCTTTTTTTAACGACCTATTAGCCAAAGAAGAGCACATAAAATTTGAATCTACTAACTTTAACTATTTTCAACTAGACGAAAAAATACTTGAAAAGTATGATAGTGAAACAAAAGAATTTAATTTCGAAGGATTTAAATATTCAGTACCCAGTATAGGAGTTGAGAACGCACTAACACAATTTTTAATATCAAAATCATTAACAAAAAATTCAGAAGCATATAACACATATTCATATGACTTTCTATACTTCTTAGGACACAAATCATTTTTAAACTTCGATGAAATTGAAAATCTTATTCAAATTTTTAATCATGATATTGATGAACAAGATAGAAAGAAGATTGAAAAAATAGTAAAAAAACTATCAGTAATAGGTAAATACTCACTTAAAAAGGACTCACAGATTATTGATGTCACTGCTAAAATTAATTTATCCAATATTTGGAAATAAATTCATAATATATACATTATGAATATACTCAATTGGCAATTGTTTCTTGAAGAGATAGTTGGTGAAAAACCAATTTCAAATCTACAGTCATACATAGAGGGTATGAAATATTCAATGAAGGATAAATTATTCTTCACCGATATTTTTGATTTTGATGTAATTGTTGATTTTGGTTGTGCCGATGGAACCTTTCTAGAAGAACTCTCTAAAATAAAACCTAATGTTAAATTAATTGGATACGATTTAGATGATGAAATGTTATCTAAAGCTCAATCAAGACTAGGTAAAAAGGCATTATTTACTAATAACTGGTACGATGCAGTTAAATACACAAGTTCATTTAGAAATCCATTATTAAATCTAAGTTCAGTAATTCATGAGGTTTATTCTTATTCTAGACCAAATGTAATTTCACAATTTTGGAATTCTCAAGTATTTGGAGGTGATTTTAAACACATTACAATCCGTGATATGATACCTTCTATAGAAATAGAAAAACAGGAAATTAGTCACTTTAAAGACGATGTTAGAAAAGTTAGATCTAAAACTGATAGATTTTATCTAGACTCATTTGAAAAAAAATGGGGTACTATTAGTAATAATTATAGAACATTCGTACATTACTTAATGAAGTACCGATACACTGAAAATTGGGATAGAGAAGTTAATGAAAACTATCTTCCAGTTTCATTAGAAACTGTTAAATCTAAAATTCCAGGAGATTATAAAATTATTTATGAAGAAGACTTTTTATTACAGTTTTTAAAAGATCAAGTTAAAAAAGATTTTAATGTTGAATTAACACATTCAACACATACTAAAATGATTCTTAAAAATACAAAATTTAAATAAAAAAACCTCTAATTTTTGGTCTGACAGTATAGAGAAACTATCATATTTTATATATACGTATATGATAAACTATGATGATGTTATAAAATTGCCGTTAAAGGTTAAAATTTCAAAATTTAAAGATAAAAATTTAAAGATTGAACTAATAAAAAGAACTGAATTTCTATCTGAATCAGCAAGTATTGGTGAGAGAGTATATTGTATAGATAATAATATAAATAAAATAATTTTATGTTATTGTGGAAATCCTGTTAAATATTTAAAATATAGCGAGGGATATTCAAAAAGATGTTCTAGGAAATGTTCCTGGAAAGATCCAAATGTAGTAGAAAAGAGAAAAAAAACTTGCTTAGAAAAATATGGAGTTGATAGTTTTACTAAAACCAATGAGTATTTAGTTAAAACTAAAGAAACTAATAATGAAAAATATGGAACTGATTTTTATCTACAATCTAATGACATAAAAAATAAAACTATAAAATTTAATTTAGATAAGTATGGTGTAAATCACCATATGAAATCAAAAGAATTTATTGATAAATTCAAAAAAATGAATATTGATAAATTTGGAGTAGATAATGTATCAAAGTTAGATTATATTAAAGAGAAAAAAAGAAATACATTTCAAAGAAATTATGGAATTAATCACATTTTTAGCTCAAATGAAATAAAAGGTGAATTTTTCAAAGAAAAATATGGATATAATCCATATATACCTATAAAGGATAAAAGCGAATTTGAAATTTATAAAAATGAAGTATGGAGATTAACATATAGAGTTAAAAAAATACTTATAGAAAAATGGAATGGATACGATTACTACGATGGTGAATATATATTACAAAACTATTTCATAGATTATAATGATAATGACTATCCATCAATAGATCATAAAATATCAGTATATTATGGATTCATAAATAAAATTGACCCAATTGATATAGGAAATATAGATAATCTCTGTATAACAAAAAGGTCAATTAATAAGAAAAAGGGAATTTTATCTGAAAATGATTTTAAATACAAATAGAATTTATTTCATTCAACAAATGATTCTTATCTTTCTTTAGAACCTCTATTATATCAAAAACTTTTTCTGAAAATCCAGATAAACAATAAACTTGTGATTCCGGTAATTGTAGACTCCCGTATCCTGCGAGATCCCAGGAAAATACATGAGGATTACAATTAAACTTCTTTTTATAAAGATTAAATTCAGATGCTGGTGTTGTATTACCAATCCATCCTTGAAGGTCACTAAGTATTATAATATTATCGTATTTCTTATTAGCCTTTAAGAAAATATCTTTAAAATTTGTTCCACCACCAGAGAAACGGAATCCATTTCTAATAGTAAGAATTGAATCCATTGGATTATATGCCTTGTAATTAGCGCTTGTAGCAAATGTCATAACATCACAGTTATTAGCCTTTGATAACATAGCTCCAAACAAAGATGCTATCTCAGATGGTCTTCCACTCATAGATCCTGATACATCAAGAACTACTAAAGTATCACCACTAAACTTAGGAACGTTGATTGCAGATATATCTAATGCTTGATGTAATGCAGTCATTACCATTCTAACATCAGATGATGAACCTAACTTAGAAATCTCTTCATAAGCAGTTGAAAACCTAAATGGAAGAATACGACTTGATTTAATCAAATTCTCATCAACTAACATATCACACGCAAGACCAAGAAATTGTGGTGCTTGATTAATGATATTTCTCAAGTTTCTAAGAAGTGCAAAATATCCAATCTTTTTTGTTGTAAGAAGTTCACCCCATGCATCTGATTTTAACTGTGATAATTCCTCAATATTAGAAGCATCTTGACCAGCCTTTGATAATTTCGACTCCCAAGTATCAGTTGATTTTAAATCACCCAAAACAAGTTTAGAAAGTGCTTCCTTATTTGAAGGAGTTGGAATTGGATGAACCAGATTCACAATATCAATAAGTTTAACTTCTTTATTCTCACTCTTATATTTAGCAAGTTGGTAACTATCAAATCGATTAAAAGCTGAAGCAAATCCTTTTTTCAAGGAGTTTGGAAACTTTGGCTTGATCTTATCTGTCTTATTATCAAGATAATAGGACATAATTTCAGTCATATCATCAACACGAACAACTACTTTATCGTAAAAATCTTTTGACCATTCTTGACCTGAAACTCTTGAAGTTAATTCACCAGCAAGTGCGTGTGTGATACTTCTCATACCAAAATTATCACGAGCAAATATTGCAGCCTTAGCAGCAAATTTAGGATCAACTTTATCTAAAATAGTTTTAAGTCTATCTAGTGTAACATTCGATGAACGATAAAATTGATCATCTACAAATGAGTTTAATAAAATAGAAATCAATTCTAATTCATGTGATTGAGTATAAGCCTGACCACCGGCTAAATTAGTGGTTAAAGTCTTTGGTTCTTTTAAGGTTAGGTTAAATTTTGACATAATTAAGTTTTTATTTTAATAAAAAAGACCAGAAATAACTTTGTAGTTAAATCTGGCCTTTCATATTAATGTAACAAACAAGTAAATCTAGACTGAGGTGTCGTCCGGACCTCATCTCGAGGTCAGGGACCGATATTCTTTAGGATTTATATCTTATCCTACTCTTTTATTTACAAGAAGTGGTAAATTCTTGTGACCATTAAGTGATCAAATCTACCCTTTTTAATTATTGTTACCAATAATCCGATTGCTTGGATCAGCTTTCGGTCTTTCAGATAGTTATCGAAGTAACTCAATCTATCGCTATGTTTGTTTACACTTATATTAATAGACCAGAGATAATTTATTAAGAGTATTTTTTTCATTGCCGAAGTAACTCTCAAAATCACTACTGGATTATTTCTAATTGATTGTTTTTATTTTATATCCAAAAATTAAAAAGTTTAAATAATTTAAGATTAATATTATATATGATGTTAAAAAAATTAAAAAAATCAAAGGTGGATTTTTTATATATCCGCAGATGGAGGCCAACTACCATTTATAGAATGTAATCTTTTTAATTTAACATTCAGACTTTCCCACTGTTTAATCTCACTATCAAGATTCACTAGTTCTTCTCTAACTTTTTCTAATTTATTTTCTCTATCCTTTAATTCATCTTCTCTAGATTCTAATCTAGCTGATAAATAATCCAAATCTTCTCTATCCTCTAACACCTTATTCTTAAAGTCATTAAATTCCTTTCTTTCATCTTTCAAAACCTGAGAATCATTTTCTATTTTCTTTCTCTTATCTTCGAGTTTAGATTTATATTCTTCTTCTTCTTTCAATATTAATTCTCTATAATTGTCAGATTTTAAATTTAAATCTTTTTGTAAAGATTCTAATTCTATCTTTCTTTTTTCTAATTTATCTTTCTCCTCTTGTACATATGATTCAAAACTAGTTTCTTTTGTTTTAAAATTACGAGTTATCTCTTCAGCTTTATTTTTTAATTGATCATCCAAATCATTTATTTGATTTTCTCTATCATCTATTTCTTTTTCTCTAATAGATACTCTCTCCTTACTCTCCTTCTCAAGATTGGAAATGATTTCTAATGATTTTAATTCATTATCTTTGATCTCCTTTGATTTTGATTCAAAATCTTTACTTAATTCATTAAATTCCTTTTCCCTTTCTTCAAACTCTTTAATTTTCAAATCAATTGTTTTACTTAATTCTAACTTTTCCTTTTCTTTATTCTTATCCCCGAAGATAACATTAGCACCTACAACAAGTGAAACTGCCAATGGATCAAATACTAACATAAGAGCAATAATAAACCAGTTAATAACCTGATCCATTGAACTACCTGTTAATTTAGCAATATATTTTAAAGGACCAATTTCACCCGCCAAATCAGTATTAGTTTCTAAATCTAATTTCTTTAAATCTATCTTAGTAATAGAGTCGTTTAGTGCGGTTTCAGTTAGTAATATATCATCTCGTCTTTTTTGAGACGATTTGAGTTGTTCTTCATAAACTTTTCTATTAGCAGAGGATGATGTCGTAATAATATTACCCTTTTTATCTTTTGACTGAACAAAATTATTTGTAACACCTTTTGTCAATTCAGCAATATTTGAAGTAATTCGTTCTTTTTCAGATCTTGAATCATTTAATTGTGTTTGAAACATCTCACGTTTCACATCAAGAACTTTAACTTGTTTATCAATGTTCTCAACTTTATTAGCTGTTTCAGAATATGCCGATGAAAGGTATCCATAAATACCAGCAGATGTAATCATCATGAGAACAAATAGTGCAACGAAATAATAAAACTTTAATGCTTTATTTAATCTTCCCCAATATTGGTAAAGTAATGAAGCTAAAACTAATTTAGCAATCTCAAGTGATCCCATCATAATCATCACTTGTAAGCTAGCTCCAGAGAACATTTTACCGAGCCCTGTAACTGAGTAGAAGGCCGCTGATAATGAAACTGAAAGAGCAGAAACAACTACTAAATAAGGTAATATCTTTTTTTCCATATAGGTATATATTAAAATTGAAAAGTTTCAATTCTCTAATGAGAATTGAAACTTTTTAGTAATATTTATATAGTCAACATTAAAAGTCAAATTCATCATAACTTTCTTCATCAACATCTTGCTTATAAGCTCCAACCACATAAGTTTCAATTTCTGTTTCTTGTGGTGCATTTTGAACTGATGTAGATCCAGATGTCCAGTTATTAATCCAAGAAATTGGATTTTGAACTTTATCAAAAAGAGGCTCTAATCCAATAATCTTCATACGATTATTTGTTAACCACTTCATATATTGAGTTAGAATCTCAGCATTTAAACCAATCATTGAACCATCTTTAAATAGATACTCAGCCCACTCCAATTCTTCTTTAGCTGCGTCCTCATACATTTTAATTACTAGTGGCTCACATTCAGTTGCAATCTGTTGGAAACCTTCTGACCACTCTTCTTTTAAAGTTTTAACCAGGAATGAAGTGAATCCCATGTGTAGATTTTCATCACGATTAATTAGTGAAATAATCTTAGCATTTCCTTCCATCTTCTTATTCTGTGCGAAGCAGTATGAACAAGCAAATGATACATAAAATCTAATACCTTCAAGAATATTGATAGATACAAGAGTTAAGTATAATTTCTTTTTTCTATCATGTTCTGTATCACTATCAAGTGAATTGATTAACTCATCATAGTAATGTGTTACAGAAGTTGTTCTTTTAACAATTTCTTCATCTTTTAAGATATTATCTAACATCTCACTCGGATTAGAATAGATGTTTTTAATAATGTAAGTATAGGAGTAAGAGTGAATTGTTTCAAAAAATTCCCAAGTCTTTGAAAATAATTCTACTTCTTGATTTGAACAATCTGCTAATAGATTAGAAATACCACGACTTTGAACCGAATCCAAAAGAATTTGATATCCTAAATTTTTAGTAAAGATAAATTTCTCATGTTCTGTCAATGACTGAAAATCTGATTTATCTTTTGATAAGTTAATTTCTTCGGGTCTCCAGAAATAAGAGATATGTTGCTTAAACATATTAAAAATCTTCTCATATCTGAACTTATCATATCTTTGTAAAGATAAGTCACCACCGAAGAATAGTGGCACTTTTGTAAAATCTAAATCTGTATTTAGGTTAATTATTGACTTCATATTTTATAATTTTGTTTTTATTATATTAATTTTCCTCTTTAGGTTGTATTCTGTTTAAAATCCTTTCGATTTTTTTAATCTTAGTAAATGGACTTGGAAACCAATAATTAGTTGAAATCGGCATCGGAGTGTTATATTTATTCATTAATTGTTTTAAGTATTTTTCAGCTTCTTCTTTAGACAAATTACCAACAGGTATTTTATATACGATTCTATTGTTAGTTCTACTAATTGTCCAATTATTTGGAGAAAGAGGAACAATTGGTTCCTCTTTCTTTTTAAATAAATTTTTAATCCAGTTTATCATATCGAACAAGCTCCTGATTCACAACCATCCATTCCCATAGAATCTAAATCATCTGATTTTTTATCATCTGTATTAGCATAATAAAGAGTTTTCAATCCGTATTTGTATGCGTATAATACATCTTTAATAACACCACCAATTGAAATACCATCTGATGAATATTGATAATAGTGATTTGCTGAAATTGATTGATCAATCCACTTTTGAATAACTGCACAAATATTAGTATATCCACGATTATCTGGCATTTCAAATGCCATTTCATATTTATTCTTCAACTTAATACACTCAGGTGCCACTTGTTTAACAAGTCCTGATTTAGATTTCTTAGTGATGACAAGAGAACGAATTGGTTCAATACCATTAGTAGCATTTTGAACAACTGCTGAAGATTCTGCTGGCATTATAGCTGTTAATACAGAATTTCTTAAACCAAATTCTTCAATATCTTTTCTTAATGTTACCCAATCACAAGAGTAATCTCTTTTAACTAATTCATCAACATTTTTGTTATAACGATCAATTGGCATAATTCCTTTAGAATATGTAGTTTTATCATACCACTCACATTTTCCGAACTCTTGAGCCAATTTATTTGAAGCTTTCAATAAAGAATATTGAATATTCTCAAATAACTCATCAACATAAAAAAGTGCTTCTTTATCAGAATATTTAATACCTTGTTTAGCTAACCAATAAGCAAAATTTGTAACACCAACACCAATTGATCGACGCTTTAACATCTTTTTAGCTGCGTTAATTGGATAATCCTGATTTTCAACAACATATTCAAGAATTCTAACAATATATTCAGCAACTTTATGTAGTTCTGTCATAGATTTAATGTTTCCTAAATTGAAAGCCGCTAATGTACAAAGTGCAATTTCAGCATCTGAGTATTGTTCAGTTTCTGGTTTATTATCAATGTCATAAATATTTTCAATCGGTGATGTTGGTAAAACAATTTCAACACATAGATTAGACATTTTCAATCTTTCGGTGAAAGGTGAGTTAGTATTAACATTATCTATGTTCATAACATACATACGTCCAGTACCAATTCTTTCTTGAGCGAAAGAGTTCATCAAGTCTCTTGCCTTAACAATCTTTTTAGGAATTTTCTTATCAGCTTCATATTTCAAGTACAATTCTTCAAATTGTGGAAGACCAAATACATCATAAAGTCCAGGAACATCAGAAGGTGAGAAAAGTGCAATATCACCATTTGTGATAAATCTATTATAAAATGTTTTCTCAAACTGAATACCATAATCCATGTGTCTCACACGGTTATCATCAGTTCCTTTGTTATTTTTCAATACAAGAACATCTTCAATTTCTTTATGCCACCAAGGGAAATAAAGAGTTGCTGAACCTTTACGAATACCACCTTGTGAACAAGAGTGTAGTGTAGATTGGAACATCTTAAAGAAAGGAATAACACCAGTATGAACTACTTCACCGTTGCGAACCTTAGATCCAAGAGCTCTAATTTGACCAGCATTAATACCGATACCAGCTCTTTTAGCAACATATTGACCAATTGCAACATTACCGTGAAATATAGAATCCAATGAATCACCAACTTCAATCAAAGTACAACTTGAGAACTGACGATTTGGAGTTCTAATACCAGCCATAATCGGTGTTGGTAGAGAAATCTTGTGCTCAGAAATCATATCATATAGTTCTTTTACAAAATCTATTCTTGTGGATTTATCATAGTCCGCAAAAACAGTCATCGCAATCATCATAAAGCAAAATTGTGGTGTCTCATATGATTTACCAGTACTTCTATCTTTAACAAGATATTTATCAATTAATTGTTGAAGACCAGCATATGTTAAATCGTAATCTCTTTCGTGTTTGATGTAGGAATCATACTTAGCAATTTCTTCTTGAGTATATTTTTTTAGTATTAATGAATCGTAAAGATCTACTTTAATGTTTCTATTGATACATTCTAATAGAGATGGTAATTCTTTCTTCGTTTCAAAAACTTCTTTACGAAGTAAATAATTCAATAGGTTCGAAGCAACATATTGATAATTTGGATTTTTATCAGAAATCAAATCAACAGCCGATTGTACTAAAACTTTATGAATTTCACTAGTTTTAATATTTGGATAAAATTGTAAGTGTGAGTTCATCGCCACATCAGAAGCAGATACTCCACTAATACCAGATGTTGCCCAAATGAGCACTTTATTAATTTTTTCTGCCTCGAATATTTCTGTTTGTCCGTTTCTTTTTCTTACAATTATTTCGTTGCTACGAGTTTGTTTTTTTGTTTCTTTAGATATAATATCTTCCATAGGTGATTAATTTTTTATTAGAGTTTTATATATTGATGATATTTAACTTTAAATTTCTCCTTTTTTGAAAATTTAAAGAAAATCTATGTTGTTTAATTTATTTAAATTATATTTAAATTTAGTATTGTTGAGTATCTTGGTAATAGAGGAAATATGAATTTCATAAGTGTTTTCAAAAGAATCTATATCAAATGTTGAAATATGATAATATGTCTCCATTACTACACCAGTAAATATTTTAGAGTTATCTAATAAATCGATATATTCAAATTCTACTTCTGTACCAACATGAATATTTCTATTAGTTATTTCTTTAGAGTTTGAATATTTTCCAATATGATCTTGTAATTCCATTATTATTAAATTTCTCCACTTATTATCTAATAGTTTAAACATATTAAATAGATTATCAGAAAAATAGATTGATAATTCATTGAATAACTCAACATTAGTAAATCCATCATCTTCTAGATTAATTTTCAACAAGTGATAATATTGGTTAAAATCAGCTCTAGATGGTTTTCTTCGATTATTTAAAAAATTAATACTTGTTTTATCAAGTAAAACCTGATATACTTTTTCCTTAATATTCTTTGTCCTTATATATGATTCATTATCCTGAGACTCGGAATAAAAATGTGAAGATTTATCGACCTCAAATTTTTCATTAAAATACATTGATGTATAATCCTCATCATCTTCGGTGACTTTTTCTTCCTTTTTACCTTTAAAAATAGAATCATATTTCAATGAATGTTTTCCTTGAACTTTATGTTTAGATATAACCACCTCATCTTCTACAGCAGTATTTTCTTCTATCTCTGGTTCTTCTTCCTCTGATATCTCTATTATTATATCAATATCATCAGAATCATCTGATATTAATGATTCACCAGAACCATCATTAGAAAACTCTGACTCATCTTCGGCGACTTCTTCTTCAAAATTAGAATTATCTTCTAATTCTTCAAAATTTTCCAAATCGTCATCCTCCTCATGTTTTTTCTTTTTACTCATAAGTATTTTATTTTTTTGGATACTCATAAAAATTATTTTTATGAAATTGTATCAGACCTATCTTATTATATGAAATCATTATAAAAAGTTAAACCAATAGAATCAAAAAAGATTGGTTTTATTTTTAAATAATATATCGATCTAAGAATCTAAAAATTGATCACTCTCCAGTGTCAAATAAGTAGAGTTTAAAGTCAATTTTATCTGGCTCTTTAAAAAGTCACCGTCTCTTTGTTTTAAAAGTTTAAATCTATACATATTTAAACGTTTCATTTCTTCAGTTCTAATAATAGCCCAGAAAGTATCCGCAGTCTCAGCAATCGCTTTACTCTCAGGAACACTTTCTAATGTTATATCAGATGCATTCCAAGCATCCTTAGCAACTTGAACCCCGGTAATAATCGGACATTTATATTTCGAACCTAAAGCTCTTAAACCTTCTGCTAAATATTTACCTTTTGTATAAAGGTTATCACTTGATCCTTTTGGAGCCGCTATCAATGTAATATAATCAACAATGATTAAATCGAATTTAATTCCCTTTTTTTGACCTATCTTTTGGATATAGTTATCAAAGTCATTTATGTTAGTGGTCCCGGCCGCCCAAAATTTGGTATAAATCTTACCAACCTTATTAGTAAATAAATCTCCACCTTCTTTCATCGAACCAAGTGATTTAATCTTCTTACGGATCAACTCAGTGTCCTTACTAACAGTATCATAATCATTAATAGGAATTTTTAAACGCATCGCTCCCATTCTTTTAAGTACTTTACGCTCACTCATCTCAAGAGTCACATATAAAACATTATAACCCATATCAGCAGATCTAACAGCAAAGTTCTGCATCCAAAGAGAGTTATGACTTAAAATATCATTAGTATAGTATTGTTTATTTGATCCGGTACCCAATTGTAAATCATACATATGTGATCTATTACCAGTTAATCCGAATTCAATTATCATTTCTGGACCATCCTTTGTCATTATAAAATCTCCTAATAATATATTTTCACAATAAATCTCTGTAAGATCACACTTCTTTGAATATAGGTTAATATTATCACATCTGTATAAAAGATGTTTATCAGCACATATTAATTCCTTACCACCTGATGTAAATATCCTCCACTCATCATATTCAATAGTTTTGCCTATACCCTCAATATCAATCCAACCATAAGGAGTTTCTACTTGCAAATTATTTACCTCATAAGCTTCTATAAACTTATCATATAAGGCAGTTTCATATTTACCCTCTAATAGGCTATCAGCCTCTATAAATTCAAATTCTAAATTATTCATTAATAAATCTTATACATTTTTCTAAAGTTTGTTGTGGATATTTTCTATATTCTGAATCCCAAATAACTAATACTGAAAATCCTTCATTTTTAGCAAAATTTGTTTTCCTATTGTCCCTTTCCCAAATATCCTTAGCACTATATCCACTTTCCTTATGATATGGATGAGGTGTATCATTCTCATTATAAATATTTGGATTTGCATGATATTGATCACCATTATATTCTATGATCTTTTTTCTAGATATATCAGTAAAATCATATAATAATACCGATTTATCTGATTTAATCAGATATTCTTTATTCTTTGTCCAAAAAAATACATTTTTCACTTCAGTTATATCATATTTGTTTAGTATTTCCATAAATAATATTTGACTAATTTTGGAATATCCACCCTTAATATTACCATTTTCAGATAAAGATTTTTGCCATTTTACCTGTCTTTCTTGAAAAACAGCAACACCATCATTAACTCCATATTTCTCAATGCAAATTTTTCTAGAAAATCTATTTTGTATTTGAGATATTTTTTGTTTAGCTTCACTTTCCGAAAACCCTCTTTGAATATAATATTCAATTTTGGTTGGATATTTTGAAGCATATTTTTCCGGATTTGATTTTAATTTTATAGATGTCTTTTCATGAATATCGATCATAACATTATTAACTTCTAATTCAGCTTCTTCTTTTGTTAAACCCTTATTAATCCAAAATTCAATACAATTTCTACTTCTTTTTTTATCCCATGATGGATCATTTTTTCTTATCTCATTTTGAGTTTTAACTCTTTCTTTTAATTGTCTTATATTCTCTAATTCAAATAATTTTTGAGCATCTTCTCTACTACAAACATTACGATACATAAATCCCTCTACACTGTGTGATTTGAAAGATTTTTTCAGACATTGTTTATCATTACATAGATTTCTATATCCTTTAGATATGGATATAAATTCCCCTATGTTTCCACAAAAAAAACAAGAAGAATCTCGATGATTAACATATAGATCATAATAATGCTTATGATCTATTTTAATAGTTTTAGTCACATAACAAGAAAGACCCTTAGAAGAATGAAATTTTCTATTTGTAATAGGACAATAAAATGGAAAATCTATATCTTTATATCTTTTTTTGGCATCACCATTCATATATAGTTTTATTTTTATATATTAAATGTCATCATCCCCCTTACTAACTTTGGTAAAAATTTTACCAATTTTTATAGATCTTTCTTCACAATTATCTATATTTCTTATATTTATATAACCATCATAAAAAAAACATTTACCATTATTGGTTTCTGCCATTATACAATTAAATGTACCAATATCCCAACCACCACCTAAAATGTGGTCGATTGTTTCAAATCCTGATTTAACTTTAAATCTTGAACTGTCTTGAATGTGCAATTCTGCTTCATCGAAATCAGAACCCATGTCATCATCGTCAACAAAACTAGTAGAAGACATATCATCAACTATTGCTCTTATTCTATTAGCAGCTTCTATAGCTGTATCAAAATCAGATATATTATCGAAGTTTCGTGTTTCATCAATAATATCTACTGTTCCAGTTTTAATTCGATTCGTTAAAACCCAAGCATTAAACTTAGGTTCAACAAAATTCTTTTCATCGTAGTCTTTTAAATTATCAGTAAGTAAAGATTTAAGAATTTCTTTTGTAATTATACCCTCCTTATCTTCTAAGGATACCATATCCAAGATCTGTCTTGGTGTTGGTATTTGAGCTTCTGAATTTTTGGTAATGTATTCTCGAATTATACCGAATACAAATTGAACTTCAGTGTTTCTAAAAAAATAGGGCCGTACAATTTCAAAATATTTCTTATTCTTTAAAATGTAATTAAAAAAGACCTTTTCCAGTGATGAGGTCATAATGTTTTAATATATTTTAATTTTATAGTTAAAAATATTTTATTGTTTAATACTTTTTCCTTATTTTAGAAAAGTTAAAAAATTGTTATAGACTTCAATTGATTTTTCATAATCGTCCTCATACTTGTTAATATTATTATCTTTTATAAAATTGTGAGATAGACCCTTACTACTAATATCTCTTCTAATTGTATTGATACTCTCGGCATACTCACCACCAACATCATTAGATCTACAAAAATATCTAATAAAGGTAGATAAACTTGGTGGCATCTCAATATTATTCTTATCGATATATGAAGATAGTCTATATCCAGCATAATCATCATCATTAAATACAATATACCAGTAAGAAAAATACAAAACTATATTTTTATATTTAGAAATAAAACTCTTTAATCTTTCCTTTAAATCATCATCTTTATAATCAATTGACTCACTCTTATATGATAGCTTAGAATCTTTAGTGTATTTAGCATATTGATCAATCGTCTTATCACTTAAAATATACTCATATACGTCATACTCTTTATATAACTCTGATAAAGTATGATTAAAATATTTTGTATATGACCCATACTTTTTCATAGCGATATAAAAGTCATTAATATTTCTATAATCACCAACAGAATTAGAGTATAAAAAATTATTAATTTCCTCAAGTTGTTTTAACAAAGGTTCAATATTACCTTTTATGTTTTCAGACCATATTTTAAGTGATTCAATAGTATATTGATAACACATTTTATGATATCCCCTTTTATAATCATTATTCTTCATATAAATTATACTTCTACCATCTGATTCTAAATTCAAATATTCTAACATAGCTTTTGTAGCAAAGAAATATCTATCATCTTGTTCATCAGAGTCATATAAATGGTGAAAAATAGGAAATCTAGTATATTTATCATCTATACCATAAGAATAGTTATCTTTGTAAAATGAATCCCTTGGTTTTTGAGAATAAACTGAAAATTTATCTATTAATCCTTTAAATAGATCATTAGTATCACTGTATTCATCAAAGGTGACTTTATAAAGTAACTTATATTCCTCTTCTATATCATCTTTTTTTATAAAATTACAATTGTTGTATGCATCATATCCGCAAAAATCTTTATTAACCCACTGATCACTCCGACCATATTCTACTCTAACATATTTTGATCCCCTTAATTTAGAATATAAGAATTTTCTACGACCATTAGGTCTTCCATTTTCAACTGAATCATATACATTAAGTATATCATCTGAATCAACCAATCCAAATCCTTCCAATTCTTCAGAATTTTCAGATTCAATATAAGCTTGATAATATTCTGAATAAACAGCATAATCTTTATGAATCCAGTCATTTTTATAATCCCTTACACAATCACTTTTTAAGAAGTAGTCATCTTTATCGTTAATCCAAACACAATCACTAGAATTTAACCATTTTTGATAATGTTCTGACCATTCATGACCAGTAGGACTACCACCTGTGTCTTGAATATGATATTGTAATTTTGAACTATCCTCTATTACATATGTTCCTAAAATACCACTTTCATAATCAAGAATTGATAAAGTATCCATATATGGATACTTTTTAAATTTCCAATTTTTCAATTGTACTTTACATCCACTTGTTTTTCCTATAAAATGTGCCTTATAATCATTATCAGTCACCTTTATAAATTCTTTGTACCAATCATGAATCTTTTCAGCATCATTATCAAATCTTGTATAGATTCTATCTAAATAGTAACCATATTTATTAACACCTCCAATTAATTTCCAAAGTAAAGCTCTTCCAAGTAATCTATTTTTATCATCAACTAGAATTACTAATTGACAGACATCAGTATTTTCTGTGTAAATATTTAAAAAAGATTGAGTTTCTTCATATCTCATGCAAGAAGAATTCAATTGACCACCACCAGGTACATATTTATCTACATGATACCAATCTCTAATATTCTCACCCGAAACTACATGAATACCCTCACCAGTTTTTTTAAATAATTTATCCCAAGCATTTTTATAAGTATTAACAAATTTTTCAATTTGTGGATCGGTTACAGAAATACTATTAGTTGTTAAAATTTGTCTAACTGTTCTACCAATCTTAGCACTATTTGTAGCTCTATCAAATGGATCTTGACCCGCATCAATAAACCTTTTTACTTGTGTATCGTTTACAAATTTCATGTCATCATTTTTATCAGATGGCTTTAGATAATTAACATTAGTCTTAATATCTTTATCTATCAATGATAATAACATTTTAGCGACCGGATCTTTATCAGAAATTGATCTGATTAATTCATCAAACTCTGGATTAACTTTTAAAATTGACTCTAAAAGTAAAAAAAAACTAAAATCGAAATATTTTTTAATCATTGTTCTTTTATTAATTTATTACCACCTAAAGTTTCTTGATCAGTATCGGAATCAACTATATCATAAGATCTTACAGCCGTTGGAACATCTAATCCTTTTGTATTAAATCCAAATTTATTTTTAAATTTATTAACTAACCAATCAAATCCGTATTTAGATAAAAATATTGATATTCCAAGTACAATTGCTGATGTATTTCCTATAAGAGTATCCATAGTTATATCATATTTACCAATTATTGCACTTATACCATTCATAGCAGGTATAAGAATACTGGTATATCCTAACATATCAATTAATCCATTAACAATATATGGTGTGTTTTTAAATAAATCTTTTAAAATGTTTCCTAAAAACTTAAAGCATTCTGCCATTTTTTTAATTATACCATTTCCAATTCCTCTAAGTTTAAGTTCTTCTAGAATAGTTCTAGCATCTTGTTTAGTAACAACACTTTTAATCATTCCAGTGCCACCACAATTTTTACAATCTTTAGATTTAATTTTACAGTCACAAGGAACTTCTGAATCACCTACCTTATTTTTAGATTCTTCTAAATAAGTTATTGTAAGTGCGGCGATAGAAACAAGTACAATATTTTCCATAGTTGGTTCTACTTTTAGAACACCATTTGTAATTAAACCTTCTACAACAGGATACATTGCTCTAACTCCAACACCAAATGTAAATACCAATCCATAATTAAATCTTAAATCATTTGATAGTTTTTTTAAAATACTATCAATTTGAGTACCTTTGTCGTCAGATTCATTAATAATTGGATTTGCAATAAAATTGGCTAGATCTTCTGCCATTTGATATTGTTTATAACTCAAAACTTTCATTAATTATATATTAATTTTTAATTTTAATCCAACCATCTTTTTCATTAAAAATGAATCCATTTTTAGGATCTTTTAAATAGTCTAATGAGAAAAAATCTTTCTCAGATGCAACATAATATCCACTTCTTCTATATACCCAACCATTCTGTGTATTAGACCACTCATAATTATCTAAATCATCAGTTTCAATTCTTTGACCATCAACAGTATATTGTGGTATTACTTCTAATGGTTCTCCATCTGTATCTGTAAGTACATAATATTTATTATTAAATGGTTCATTATTAGATAGGGTATTCTTTTGACCGTATATAAAAGTATCCATATATGGAATATCTCTTATTTTTCCGGAAAATTCTTCTTTACTATATTCATCAATATTAAACTTCAATTTTATTATCATTGGAAACCATGAAACTTTACCATCTTTAACATATTCAACACTTGGGCCACTCTTATTTTCACTTTTATAAATTATATTATTTGTTTTAGCATAATTTATAAATTTAAAATAATCTGAATTATTTGTCACATAGATTCTATCCATAAATAAACCTTTATCAGTTTGCCAAATCAGAGATCTTCCAAAAATATGACCATCAGAATTTAATAGAACTAATAATTTAACCGGAACATACTGATAAAAGTCAATTAAATGAAGTTCATCATTCATACACGAATTCATAAGTGGATTAGAACTAGGACCATCATAATTATAGTTTTTAGATTGATAACCAGAAATAATTTTATTTCCTTCCCAAATTTCAAAATTTAAAGAATTTTCCTCTCTAATCGATTTATACTGATTAACAAAGTTTTCAATTTCTTGATCTGTAAATTCATCAAGAAACATTTTTTTTATAAATCTACCAACTCTAATATTTGTATTATTTTTAAAATAAATAGGAGTCTCATTCCTAAGTGGTCTGACTAATGTAGATAACTTAGAATATTCATATGTATTAAAGTGTTGTGATAACTTAGTTGATGTTGTAAAAGAAATAGTATCCACATCGTCACCAACCATTATTAATGAAAAATCACTTGGTTCGGTATGTAAATTCAATAAAGCTAAACATATAGGAGAATCTATTCTTTCTAGAATATTTTCAAAATCATAAGACATAATAAAAGGAACTTTTATAGTTTCTTTACCACTCTCTAAAATAAATTCAAAAAATTTAAATAATCTCATCTTTTTATATATAAAATCAATAAATCGATTTATTTTATTAATATATAATAAAAAAATAAATCCATAATATGAGATTCATAAAAAAATTTGAAAACTTTTTCCTTTCACCAGACGTTGAAGAAGATGAAGAAGACTATGTAAGAAATAAAAGAAGTTCTATCATGAATCCAGGAATGGATGATGAAGATACGGAATTAGACAATATGCCAATGTCACGTCACAATATGCCAATTATTGACTATATTAATAATAATCCGCCAATGGATGAAATGCCAGAAGAGGAATATGATGAAGAGGAATATGAAGGAGAAGGTGAATTTGAAGAAGGTGAATATGAAGAAGAGGAAGAAAACAACTTCAATAACAATCATATCATGAGTTTCGAAGCTAAAAATAATTCATATAAAAAATCAGGTTTAAAGAAACCAGAAAAGGCAGATCTAAATAAAGATAAAAAAATATCTGGATACGAGAAAAAAAGAGGAAAAGCAATTGAAGATTCAATTGATAAAAAGGGTGGTAAAGGTTTAACTGCAGCACAGAAAAAACTTCCAGCAGGTCTTCAAAAAGCAATATTAGCTAAAAAGAAATAATAAATAATAAATAATAAATAATAAAAAAAAACACACTAGTTAGTGTGTTTTTTTATTTAATATATACCATATGAGAATAATTAAATTTAATGAATCAGTTGATAAAGAGGAAATTGATGACATTCTTTTAGACCTTAAAGATGATGGATATGAAATAGAATCAGATATATTTGAAGGTGTTATAAACATAACTGGTAAAATAAATTCTGATATTGATAGAATTGAATTTCTTAAAGAAGTTATAAACTTAAATTCAAGAATAATATCAATTGGATATGAATCCATAAATGAGAAATTAAACGTCTACACCGGAATGGTAAATGGTGTATCTGAATGTAGTTTTAAACTTAGATTTAAAGACACTGAGGCTAAAGCCAACAAGGATGTAAACTCATTTGAAGAGTTTAAAACATACTTAGAAAAACATTTAGATTTACAATTTTATGAATGGGACACAGAAGTTTACATACCAGATCTTGATGACAATATTGGATATCAAAAATCTAAAGTCCTCTTGAAACTGGATGTAAATAAAACCATTAGCTCATCAGGAGTTACTTGGGATAATATTCCAGCAGGATTTACAATAGGTTTTGAAAAAGGTGGTTTAGAAGATATCAACCCACAGTATCAAAAAGAACTATCCGAATTAGTAATGACTAGTGATGAGTATTACTCTGTAAATTTATGGTCTGTTCCTGAGAGGGAAAAAGAAAATTATTCAGACCCAGAACTTATAAAAAGAGCCAGGTCTAAACAATTTAAATTTGATAAAAGAGGAATAGAAGCAGTAGAAAGATGCTTACAAGCCTTTAAGCGTTAATTTTAACATTAACCCTTTTAATAGCCTCCTGAAACCAATTTGGGAAAAAGTGACCAGAATATTTTAATAAATCTGAAAAAGATCCATCAATTATAATAGTATCAGCATAATCTTCATTTGATCTAACAGCTCTACCAGTCATTTGAATCAATCCAGAAACAGTTTTCCAAGTATACCAATCAGGATTCATTTTCTGTCTTAACTTATTTTTCTGCGAAGCCAAAGTTGGATAAGGAATTTTAGCAATTACTTGAAATCTTGCTTTATCATCATCAAAACTAACACCAGTATCCATACTCGGAGAAACTATAACAGTTGGTTTATCAGTAGCATAATGTTCTTGTAAAACCAAATCTTTATTAGAAGAATCATGATAAACTAATCGTGGATTTCTAACATCACGAGACACCCAACTTGCTAACTCAAAAGAATTAGTATGTATAATTCCCTTCTTATCAGGATATTTATTCAATATCTTCTGAATAAACGGTACATAATTCTTAAAGGTATCTTCTTTTGATTTATAAGACATCTTACCAAGTGGCATATAGTAAATTGGACGATTCTTAACCGGAAAAGGAGATTCAATTGAATAATAAACAGCCTTATCAATATCTAAACCGTTCAATTGACAGAATAAATTTTTATCGAGAATAGTTCCTGACATTAGAAAAACCATATCATATTTTGAAAAAACATACTTATCAAGATAATCAAAGGCCCAAATAGGTTCTAATGATAATTCTTTTTGTTTAGTTTTCTCATTATAGTTTGATTCCAATACCCAATTATCAGGATTAGCTTTATATTCATTTAGAAAAATTTCAATTTTAGATTGATATTGTTGCAAATCAGTCACAACTTGCATTAATTTAAAATCTGAGTTTTTACCACCTAATACTTTATTAACAGAGTTTTCTCTTTTAACAGATTTTGCACTTCTTTTCTCAGCACTTAAAGATCTTTCAACATCACCAATAGTTGTTCCAATTTCACCTTGCAACTCTTTAAGAAATTCAATATATCCACTAATACTACTAACACTCTTTAGATCCTTAATAATCCTAGATTCGTTGGAAAATTTCAATTTTTTAACAACAGATTCAGTTATTTTAATCGTGATAAAATCAGACATAATATCATCAAAATCATGTGCTTCATCAACAATCAAAACATTACTACCTCTAGCATCCATCATTTTAGTCATATATAACTGAAATAGAATATAAAGATAAAAATTTGTCAATGACATTCTACCAGAAACATACCCATCTCTAGCACCAGCGTGTGGACAAAACTCACAAGTTGTTTTATTTAATCTGTTGAATTCATTACCTTGAGCACAAGAACAACCATATTGAACACATTCATAATTTTCCTTACCCTTTAAGTCATTAATAGAATCATATGTTTCAACATACTGATCCTGTAATAATTTTCCAGAAGTTATAATAT